TCTTTAGGCCATTGTAGGCTTGAAAGAACTTTGTTAAAGAATCTGCTACTTGTTTGTAGATCAGATTCTCATCAAACTCAGGCGGTGGTTGCTTCTTTTTCTTTTTAACAACTGGTGCTTGGACTTCTTCTTTTGGTTTTTCTTTTTCACCAAATAAAGCGCCTAAGAACCCAAGTAACCCTTTGGCTTTCTTTTGTACTGTCTTAACGTCTTTGACAACTCCATCAACTTCATGGGCAATGTCAGTAACGATTTGCCGACCTTCTTTATAGAGTTCACAGGATTCCTTTATTATCTTGACGGCACTTGAAGCTAAAGCAACAAACGCAAGAGGCATTTACATACCAAACAACTTGTGGAAAAAGGTTGCTGCAACGCCAGGCCCCATCAGCACACAAACAATAACCGTATAAAGCAAGTATTCAATCTTGCTCATGCGCTTTTCGCCTTTGTACAAAGCATTCTGAATGCCTTCATAACGTTCGGCACACACTTGCTCATGAACCGATAAACGATGTTCTGTCATTGTGATCATCTTCTCATCCATTTTAGGTTTTCATTATGAAAGCCAATGCGTAGTACAAAGGCAAGTTAGTGCCAACGTTAGATGTTACTGAGCTTGTAAATCCACCAGTATTTCCAACTGCGTAGGTATTACCTGCACCGACAACAAAAGAATCCAACAAGTTAGGAGTTCCGTTGCTACCGTTACAAATAACATATCCTGAAGGAATAGCTGCAATTGAGCCACTCCACATAATGATTGAGCCTGATGGAACAGGATTAGCCACAGGTGCGCTATTTACAATACCATAAAGGTTGTCATAGGTAGCAATTTGATTGTTGCTTGAGTCTGTCAACACAAACTTGTAGTTAGAACCACTTGTCAACCAAATCTCTTGTGGAGGTCTTCCATCAGCGCCTAACACGATAGGATTGGTGTTAGCAATCGTACCTGCGTTGGTTGTATAAGTTGCTAAAGCGGTTGATGTACCTGCTTGATAGGTGTAAATATATCCACCTGATAATGGCACAGATGGGCCAACAGATGAAAAGAATTGAAAACCGTTACCAATAGGAGAAAGTAAGACGCTCATGTTATTCCTTTATTTCCACACCTGCACCAGGCTTTAATGACTTTTCAGTTTCTTGTCCTGCTTTAAATTTTCTAGCTTCATTTCTAATGATAGAGCCAACAGGAATTCCATATTTACCGCCACCCATAGCGTTTGCCAATGTTTCAGCAGCTCCAGCAGCACGACCAGCCAAAGCACCAACCAAAGTATTGGAATTGTTGACAAACGATCCCTTGGGTTGTTGTTGAATATAACCAGCCACATTACCCAAAGTCTTCAACGGTACTGCATCGCCTTGCATTACAGTATTGAGATTATTCATCTTGTCTAATGCAATCAAGGCTTTGTTGTAACCCGCTTGGGTAAAGTTACCTGTCAAGTCAGGCACACCAGCTCGATCAGCCAAGTGGTAAATGATGGATGCTTTCATACTTTGATGAGCAGGTGAGTTTTCACCCAAATGACCAATCATTTTTTCAATGTTTTTGTTGATTCCATTTACAACAAACTTTTGTGTAAACTTGTCAGCAGGAACAGAATCCTCTACCGCAGCTTTCATCGCAGGATCAACTTCAAGCATCTTAAATCTATTCTTGGCAGCATTTCTAGCATCGTCAGCCAAAGGTTTAAGGTTTGCAGCTTCTTTGCTCAAGGGTAAATTCTCTAACTCTTGAATCATAAAACTAGCTGCTTTTCTAGTCTGACCATCTTGACTTGTTCTAGCAACATCACCAAGGTTTCTGCGTAAAGACAAATAGTCTTCAAACGTCATATTGTTATCGTTAGCAAGCCTTTGCAATTCTTTGTATTGGCCCGCAGGAACTTCATTAGATAACAATTCTTTTTTTAATTTGCTATCAACGTTATTCAATAGTTGTTTGGCATCAATAGGAAATTGACCGCCAGCAGCATCTCTTAACGCTTGATATTTACCACCAATTTCTTTTTCCAACTTATCGTTGATTTCTTTGTAAGAATCAATAATGTTTTGGCCTAATTCAATTGGTCTAGACGCACCAACGTCAGGAGCAACATGACCTCTAAGTTCTCTTAGGTTGTCAATCAGTTGTCCGTTTTGTTGATTTAAACGAGTTACAAGCGCTTCATTGCCAGGCACACCACGTCTGTTCATCTCTTGCGAAATAATCACAGGATCGCCTGTTGCTTGGCCTTCTGTAAGCCTAATAGGAATAGGTAAAGTATCTGCTTCAACGTGACGTTGCAATACAGGAACATTAACCTTGTTAACAGGTATCTTACCTATTTCTTGTTGTAATTCAGGGCTAACTTGTGAAATAGCAGCTTGAATCATTCGCTCGTCAGGTACGGCAGCAGCACCAGCACTCTGCAAGCCTTTTTCAATTCTGACAGTTGGCAACTTAGATTTAAATTGTTCTGTTAAATCAGACAAAGGTGCAGTAACGGCTTTAGCGCCTTGTTTGGCAGCCTCACCCATATAAGACAATTCTCTACCAACCGCTTTACCTGCTTCAGGCGCAATAGCTGTTGTAATTGTCCCCATCATATTTTGAACGTCACCAAGAGGCAAACCAGTATTTCTAGCAATCCATGAAGCACCTTTGCCCATGTTTTGACTAATGAAATTCATGGCTTGGTTGGTTGCCTCATTTTGGTAACCAGGTGTTTGCGTGACACCAAACGCTTTACCAAATGGTTGGCTTGTGCTTTCTGTTACTGCTTTTTCAAGCGCAGCAGCTTCTTGAGGTGTTTTTTGCAATGCTCTAGCACCTGCATAAGTAACACCACCAGCCACCGCAGGAATAACACCGCCCAAAGTAACATCGCCAAGGGCAGCAACACCTTGTCCAGTCTCTTTAGCACCTTGCCACAATTTACTAAAAAAACTAGAAGTTTCAGGTTTCTTTTCCTTTAAAGCACTTGCAACGGCTTTATGTAACGTTACGGCATCAAAATCACCAAAGTCAGAAGCAGGTTGACTTTGTTCTTCAGTTGGTTGTAACTGAGGATTTCTTCCCGACATAGGGCTTTTTTGAGGTGAAGCCCCAAGCGCTTGTCGAACCGCAACGTCTATGTTACCGATAGGCATTATTTACCCCCAATTAAGGATTTGATACCCTGTGCGCTTTGTAGCAATTGAGTATAACCTTTTGATCCTAGGCCACCAACAGATTCAACAATTTGACGTAATTCGTCATTATCTTTATTTTTATAGGCATCAATAAATTGCAAAGTTGGCACTAGATTAGGTGTGTTACCCCATTGTTTTTGGAATTCTCTAGCAGCAAATGGATTACCATTATTTGCTTTTACAGCAGCGTCTACACCTTGATTAAATAATAAAGTACCTGTTGACAACGCACGATTCATTCTTGCCGTTGCCTTAATAGCATCAGGAGTCCAATTTGTTGTACCTGCCATTTGAGCAGCCAAACCCCTAGCAGCATCAGTACCAAGGCCTGATGCACCTGCTAAGTTAGCAGTTTCCAAAGCCATTTGATGACCCAAAATTTGCATATTTGTGGTTGAATCTGATGTCCAAGGTAACGCAGCATAACCACCACCAAGTTTACTCAACACATCTGCGCCAACACCTGTAAAGGCTTTGTCAGCCAAATCAACAATTTTGTTGCTATTGAAAATAGAATTTTGAGCAGGAATTGATGTGTTACTTGCATTAGTAACAAGTTCTTTAGCTTGGTCAAATGAAGTTTTAGTTTCACCAGGTGGCAAATTTGTAAACCCACTCATCGGGTTTTGTTGACCTGCTGGCCTAGAACCAATGATTTGTCCGTTGGGGTCTTTAGTCACAATGACTTTAGCATTTGTGATTGGATCGGTATCAATAGATTCAACAGAACCTGGTGCAAGTTGTTGTTTAACCGCAGGAGTACGGCCTGGACCACCACCTTGGTATGGGCTAGTGTAAACAGGTACTTGGTATTGACCTGTGCTAACAAATTGTGGGTTAGCGTTAAGTTCTTGACCTTGTGTAGCAAGTGTCTGACCTTGTTGAATACCATTTCTAATGGTTTGAATCACTCTTTGTGCGCCAACTTCCCCATGATCTTCAATATGCTTGATTAGTTTATCGTGCATATTTGAATCGTGTTCAGGCAAACCAACTACGTTTTTAAGGTAATCTTTTGTTTCTTCTAGTTTTGCTTTAATGCCGTCAACATTAGGGCTCCGAGGATCAAAATCAGGATCAGTTAACAATCCACCATACGCTTTTCTAGCTTGGTCTGTGTAATAGCCTTTTAATTCTGATCTTTGCTTTTCTGTTGTCATCCCCTTTTGAGACAACTCTTCTTTGGCTTTAGCTAATTCAACAGGATTTAATTGTTGTGCTTGGTTTAACGCTTGTTGCTTGGTTTGTTGTTCGAGCCTAGCAGTTTCAAGTTGGACAGGATTTAGTTGTTGAGCTTGTTGGTAAGCCTGTGCGCCACGAGCAAGGTTGAGCATATCGCCCAAACTCATTTGTTGCTGTTGTGGATATTGAACGTTGAATGAAAAATCAGGCATGATTTATTCCTTATAAGCCTAAAAAGCTGCCAATACTGCTGACGCTATTGACCAAACCACCAAGGCCACCACCACCGCCTCCACCACCACCGCTTGATCCTTTGCTTCCCAAGATAGAAGCAAGCAAAGCGGTGTTACCAATAGACTGTAAAGCACCTGCATTGGCATTAGCACCTGCAACTGCGTTTTGCGCTTGAGCTTGTCCAAGTCCTGTGGCTAGTGAAGCCAAGTTTGTGCCGTATTGTGTACCTGCACCTGTCAAAGCGTTTGATGCTGAAGTCAAATTGCTACCGACATTGTTAGCCATTCCTGCAATGTTGCTTCCATAGTTGTTGGCAGCACCCTGTACTTGACCTGCATTAGCAACCAAAGCGTTGTTCAAAGCATTGGTTAAACTTGTAGTGTTTCCACTATATGTGTTACCTGCATTCAACAGGTTACCAGTATTGGTGGTTAAATTACCGCCCAAGTTAGATGACAAGCTACCAAGATTGCTTCCATAAGCGTTGCCAAGGCTTGCCAACTGACCACCGCTAGTCGTTCCGATACCTGCCATACCTGCCAAGTTACCGTAGATGTTTTGACGTTGTGCTTGGTAATTGTTAAATGCTTGTTGATAAGCGCCTTGTGCAAAGTTTTGAGTGTAATTATTTAAACCTTGCAAAGCATTTCCACCAAAACCCCCACCCATTGCGTTTGCAGCACGTTGGTTAGCCATTTGGCCTTGTTGCAATTGGAAGGCATAGTTAGGCGCTAATTGAGCATTAAGGTCACTAGCGTTAAACTGATTGGTCAAATATGGTACGTTTTGCACCAAAGCATTAGCACCAACCTGACCAGTTGTTTGATAAGGTGATTGAAAACCTAATTGTTGATTGTAAACACTACCTAATTGGCCTTGAGTTTGGTTATACAAATTAGCCAAATTGTTTTGATTGGCATTTGCTTGGCCTTGTTGTGCGTTATAAATGTTACCAATGGTGTTTTGACCAGCATTTGTGTTGCCAGTATAAGTATTAGCCATTTGGTTGCCATAACCAACTTGTTGACCCAAAACATTGCTTAACGCATTTTCACCATATAACGCTGAATTTATTACATCACTACGATTAGCTTGGTTTTGTCCAATTTGACCTTGAATGGTGTTGCCCAAGCCTGTAAGAGCTTGCTGACCATATTGGTTAATTGTGTTTGAGGCATTTTGAATACCTTGTTGATTGGCATAAGTACCTAAAAGCGTACCAAGTGCAGATAAGCCTAATCCTGTTCCTAGACCTCCACCAAGCAAACCGCCAAGGCCACTAGAAGCGTTTGATAAATCACCTAGTGAACCAGCAGAGCCTGAATAACCTGCTCCGCCTTGGCCTGTATCGCCAACTTGTGTGTTTCCGCTTTCGTCAACATAGCCGTACATAATTAACCCCTTTGGATCAAGACTTCATCAATTTTTTGAAGATCGGTTTCCTCAGTTGCATGAATGCAAAACCATGTTGTGTCTTCAATCGTTGTGATTTTGTGATAAGTTTCTGCTTTTATATCAATGCAAGCAGGTGCTGAATACTCTTTTTTCCAATCATCAGTTTCAACCAAAACCTTGCCTTTGGCTAAAACCGATAAATGGGAATACTTGTGTGCGTGTTGACCAATTACATAACCTTTGGGCAAAGAAATCTCCTTTGCGTATAAACCATCCGAAAAATGGTGTTCTACGTCAGGTTGGCACTTAAAAGTACCCTCTTTTTCTTTGAATTCGTTGGCTAATGTCATATCAAGGATTGTAATATGGAACTTTAAATGGCTTACCATTTACAGTAATGTTTATGAATCCAACTGGGTTAGCTGGTACGCTTGGACCACCTGATTGAGTGTTCGCACTACTAGAACTTGTGAAGTTGACCAAGTTTAAAAAAAACTGTTGCCAAGCCCTTGTAGGACGATTGGTAGACTTATCCAAAAACTCTGATTGTGGATAAGAGTTAACTTGAGGTGAAGAATATAAACCGCCACTCATTAGTTAGTCCCCACTTTGGCTTTTAAGTTAGCAGAAATGATCACGGCATTAACAGGATCACTAACCACTACCTCAAACACTCTATCTCTTGACCATCCCAAACGTCTCCAAATGGCACGATTCTTGTATTTACCCAAAGGTCCAATAGAAACCCAATGTTCATTTGACCAAGTTGAGCCACCATCATTTGACCAACGCAACATGGCTTGTGGGTTATTTGTTGTGTCAACTTGATTTTGTTGTGAGTTTGTACCAATAATCAAAGTGTCGTTTGGACCAATTGATAAGAGTTGATCAGGTGCAATTGTGATTTGAGTTGGATTACTAGAATAAGTTGGATTGTTGAACCACAAGCCTGATGTTCCAACACCAGGTTGAAATTGAATCTGCAACTCTTCAAAATACTGACGCTGAAGGTCAGTTACCAAATGAGGCGCACGTCTCATGCGTCTGATTGTGTTGCCATCATCAGTAAAGTTTGTCTTGTCCAACATATAGATTTTGCCGTTGGAATAATCCCCAACCAAAACCATGTTCTGAAACACCGCACAACAATTTCCTCTGTGACGCTCATAAACGGTTGTCCAATACATCCATTTATGCCACATATTAGTGGTTGAGTCATAAGCCCAAGTCAAGCCGTTAGGACCAATACTGGGAAAAGTAATAACGTAAACTTCATGGCCTTCAAGTTGGTAAGTCCAAGCCACGGCATCGTTGATGACTTGATTTACCAATGTATTCTCAACCGCATGGGTAGAAATACGAGCTGGTTGATAACCACTCATTTGCATGATTTCAGCTTGACCACGGTTATTTTTGCTAACATAAGCAAAAGAATTACCGACACGAGCTAGTGAATTGGGTGCAGCAATACCGTGTTGTGTTGATGTGCCAGGTATGCGTTGGAATGGAAAAGGAACTGCGCCTACGTCATTCCAAACTTCAGATGATTGCTCACCCATCAAATAAACTTCACGATGGTCAACAATCAAAGCCACCAACTTATCAGGCGCACCGTCTTTCAAACTGTAAGAAGATTGACCTGAAATTGGAGACAAAAGATCAGATGAACCCCACCATTGTGAATTGGGACGAGAATAAACAAAATAGTTGTCAACAATATCAACCGATGTACCGCCTGAAAAAGCACCATCAGAACTTGGCAAAACAGAAAAATCTAGCCCATACATAGCTTCAGGTGATGCTATGGTTGCAGATGCGCTTATGTTATAAGTACCTAATCCACCACTACCTGTGCCATAAGAAACAATAGTTGTATTAGCAGGTATTGAAGCGCCTTGAATAGTTTGACCTAAATAAACGCTACCTGCGGTAACAGTTGTGACAGTCAAAACAGTACCTGAAATAGTGCCTTGGAATCTTGTTGATATTGCTGCAGTATTTAATGAGGATGCAGAAACTGTTGAAGAAAGATTTAGGTTATAAGTTCCTACACCACCTGTACCTGTACCTAAACTTGTAATAATGGTTTCGCCAGTTACTCCAACACCAAAAAGTTGCTGATTTACCGCAATTGTTCCGCTAGAAACCGCAGTAACGGTTAAAACAGTACCACTTACAGAACCTACAAAAACGGCTTGATTAGGGCTACTGATGCGCCATGTATATCTATAAGCACCGTCAACAAAGTAAGCATTTACTCCGTTGTCAGAAATACCAACACGACCTGATGATGTATTAAGTAAGCCAATGACTTCAGGAACTAGGTTAGCTGATAAAACGTAGACGTAAGGCCCACAAACCGCCACCATCTGCGTTCCACCTGAAAGGGTACGCATACCCCTTACCTCTTGGAAATTGGGCAACAAAGCCTTTGTAGTGAGTCCTGGTGTTGGGTAAAGCGCAACTACCCCTCTATCACCTGCTTGCTTTAAATAATCAATTTCAGGAAAGAAGTTAATACATTCTTGAGCATCTTGGTAAATAGATGGTGCTTCATAACTTGGGCCAACAAATCCAAAATCAGGCATGGCTTTACCTCATGAATCCACCTGTCAATATCCAACCTGCATCCTTGGCCCTGCCAATCATCAATGCGTCAGGATATTGAGCAACTTGCAACGGTGCAATATTTGTGCGCTTCAGCGTAGCCTTGGCCTGTGCTGCGTAGCTTGTAATCATCGCCATTTGGCCTTGATCTGATTTGCCATACATAGGCATCAAACGCTCGGCTAAACACCACCTGAAGGCCATGTTATAGCCCTGTGGCATACTGATTGTGTTATACATTGAGTCATATCTTGTGAACAATGTATTGGCAAAAAGGTGCATCTCGCCTTGAGCAGGATTAGGCCAAACAAATACGTTACCTGAGTCCTGATTGGGGTTGTAATAAACCGCTTTAGGCCAAGGTCCGTTAAGCGTTTTAAGGCCAATCAACTCATATTGCTGAAGGGTCAAAACGTCAACTTGGTAATCCAAACCGCCATTTGTGATGGGTTGACCGTTGGAATAGGTGTTTATCCTAACAAAAGCAGAATTAAGGTTGAGTGGCTTTTGGTAGTAAGCAGTAATTGAAGTAGATGCAACCGTTTGGTTGATGTTAACCTCATAAGTGCCTGTTTCATTGATATTGCCACCTGCGCCTGTCAAAAAGCGGTTGATCTTAGTGCCTGGCAATATTCCTGTGCCCGATAGCGTCTGACCTTGGGCTACTGCGCCTGATGTGATGCCAGTAACCGTTAAAATATTGCCTGTGATTGAGCCTGTAAAAGCAGCGCCAATAAAATTAGCCGTAGATGCGGTTGGTCCAATTGTGTATTGCGTTTGTCCTGCAATTACAGGAAAGACGATTTCTGTGACGTTAAAGACCATGCCATTCTCGTTAGACCATTGGTCCACGAGGTCATTGAACATATCAAAAGCGTCTTGTGCTGCTTCAGGAGTAGGTTGTTCACCTGCCTCTAATGCTCCGATGTCTTTTAAAGCACGACTAATGAAGTCAATTGGGGCTGTCATTTTGGGCCTCTTGCAGTTGTGGTACTACTTGTCTATCAATTTTTTGAAGTAAGTTCACAACAACTTTATAAGGCAGTTCTCGCAATGAGCCAGCAATAAGTTGTAATTCCTCGACAGTAAGTTCTAGTTTTACCTCTTTCATACTGTCACCTTAAATGTTTTTGCTTTCCAAGGAGGATGAATTGCAGAAATCTGAGCTTCATATTGCTCGATTAAACGTGATTCTACGGCATTTATTCCGTTTTTCATAGTGGCTTGACGAACCCATTCAATCACAGATTCTTCAGTCGCACCATCCAAAGGTTTTGGTGTCTCAAAATGCCAATAACCTTCTGTTTCTATGCATTCATGGTCAACTTTATACCGCACATTAGCAACGGTATTGTTAGCGCCATTGAGTTCAAGAATTTGCCATTTCATGAGACTTTTCCTTGATTTTTGTAGTTATTTTTGCCGTTGAAGTTTCACGGTCTATTGTTAGATAGCCTTGACAAACAATATTGTAGTCAGACCCATTTTCATCTTTTTCACTTTTTATTGGAGTATTTATATCTAAGTTTTTAAATAAATATTCTTTATTGTTTTCAAAAACTCTCCAAACATGATCAATAGTGCCTCTTCCTGCTTGTCCTCTGTTTTTATTAAATCTGATTTTGTATGTGTTCATATAATTTCAGCAGCAGGAGCAGGACAAGATACTTGTTGTGCAACTTGAACGTTTAAGTTGAAATGAACAAATTTAATTGGTTTTTCACTTGAATGACGTGTGAATGAATGAGGCAACCAAGAATTAGAAAATATCAAAAGACCTGCCTTTGGTTCAAAGTTAATCATTTGACTAGCAGGAGTTGCTAAACTCATATCTTGTTCAGGCAAACTAGACATAATTTTGCCTTGTCTTGGGTCATGAAATACCACTCTTGATGAATTCTCAGGCACTTCTAAAAAATAAAAACCAACAATTTGTGCGCCAAATCCATGAACGTGTTGCTCCATTGCTGAATGCTTGTGATGTTCTTGCGTCCACATTTCTGTAAACGTTACCACTTTATCTTGCATTGCATAACCTTGGTCTGACAAGATGTTCCAAGCAGTACCACCAACAAATTCTGCAAATTCTTTTATTCGAGCATCATCAGCAAAACTACCAGTCATCATTACTGGGTAAATTTCATCTAACTTGCGTTCAGCGTGTTGCTTGGATAGTGATTCTTCAGAAACAAGATTAACTGATTCAATAAAATCAGGTCGTTCAATCAAATAAATAGGACAAGGAAAATGAAATGCAACTTGCAATTCAGTATTTTTTAAAACTTCCTTAACTTGCTCAGCAGCTTTGCAAACTTTTTTTGTTTTAGCCATTTATCCCTCTTTTTAAATAAATGTTTAGGCTTGTATTATCCATGCCATTTGTGTCCAATTCCACAAATATTTTTGTCCATCTGTGGGTTTTAAAGGAACAACTTGCCATTCTCCTACTAAATGATTAAACAAGTAATTTTGCCCATCTGTGGGTTTTGGTGGCCTCGACCAATTTAAATTGGATGTATCTAATATTGCATTTGGGAAAGGTGGATTGGCTTGGATTAAAGCAATTATTTCAGCTTTTTCTTGGTCAGATTTTTCAACAATAGTCCAATTATCTTGCCAAGTAACACCATCAGAACTAAGAGTATATGTGTTTACTGAAGTTTGAAAAGGTGTCAATGAGCCTGATGGTAATTCAATTCTATTGAAAGGGGCCCAATCAGATGGAATTGAACCAAAAGCATCAATCAAATTTTCATCCGTTGCAGGATGATTTAGAGGTTGACCATTTTGAATTTGTATATATAAAGCCATTATGGATTTCCTGCACAAGTTGATGGGAATGATCTAGTGTTTCCAGGCCAAATAATCCGTACTGCTCCCGAACCTCCTAAACCTGCGGGACGATAAGACAATCCCTTACCACCTCCCCCATAAGCACCGCCATAAAACCTACAACTATTTCCACCACCTGATCCACCTTTACCTTGTGTGCATCCACTTGCGCCTTGACCTAATATACCTACACCTCCGCCATTGTTATTTGGTGAGCAAGAACCTCCACATTGTCTACAACCGCCAGCACCACCGCCTCCTGCTCCTGCTGACCAACCTGAATAATTTCCATTTGTTCCATTACCACCATTACCTGAATAGCCAGCAGCACCACCGCCCCCACCCGAAGCGGTATTGCCATATCCATTTCCACCGCCACCGCCTGAATGTCCGCCTGTGTAAGTACCGCTAGGAGAACCACCACCACCACCACTTTGTGAATTTGGTATGCTTTGACCTCCTCCAGCAACCGCACAAAATGCAGAACTAGCAACTCCACTAACACTAAAAGCGCATCCGCCTTTACCAACAACGATGGTGTATGAATTACCAGGAGTTACAGAAATATTGTTTCTGTAAACCAAAGCACCACCGCCTGATCCACCTCCAAAGTATTGAATACAAGTGCAACAACAAGGACGGTAATTATATCCACCGCCACCAGCTCCACCACCTCCAACGGCAACTATTGAAACCTTAGTCACTCCTGTTGGAGCAACCCAAGTGTAAGTACCTGAGGTTGTGTAAGATTGCGATCCAGGAGGCGCACCAAAACTGCGTTCATTTTGCCAAAAAGCAACTGTTGCTCCACTCATGTCAAACCACTCCCTGAAATTAACCAAGTTGTTGATGTCATTTTTACTGCGGTTGCTGAACCATATTGTGCTAATGTGCGTGAACCTGTTGTACCTGCACTAGACAAATACATTGTGTCCGTTGTAATTGCAATCGTCACGGATTGAGAAGTCATGTTGATAAAACTTAATGTTGTTCCAACTGGATAAGCAACACTTGAATTAGCAGGAATAGTAAAAGTTCTAGCATTCGCATCAGTTGATGGATGGAAAATAATTTTTCCTGAATCAGCTAAAACAGTTGTGTAAGCAGCAGACTGTGAGTTAATTGGAATTGTAAGAAAACCAACTGCATTAGTTCCATCTGCGGTGCAATTGCTTAAATTTCCACTAGTGGGTGTTCCCAAAACAGGAGTAGTAAGTGATGGTGAAGTTGCTAAGACAACTGAACCTGAACCTGTTGAAGTTGTTGATCCAGTACCTCCATTTGCAACAGGTAATGTGCCACTTACTGCTGAACCCAATGCAACATTACCTAATGAAAGTAATCCTGCTCCATTGGTTTGCAAAACTTGACCACTAGAACCATCAGCGCTTGGAAGCGTAAAAGTTACAGTAGATGCAGTATTTGGACCAGCAAGGTTAATTGCCCCACCTAAAGTCGCTTGAAAAACTAATTGTCCCATGTCGTTTCCTTATGGCAGTATGATGAGTTTACCAGAGGTCAAAGCCCCTGTGCTTGGGTTAAATTGGAGCTTTGTTGAACTTGTGTATTCAGTTGTCAAATTACCTGTTGTCTGATTTGCAAACAACAAATACCGAGTTGCATTAGTAGACGTATCGTCTGTCACGGTTGCATAAGCCACAGGAGTTGCCCATGTGGGTGCGCTTGATCCGTTTGAAGTTAACACTTGACCTGTTGTACCTGCAGCAGTAAATGCGTATGCAGAACCAGTACCGTAGGCAATAGCGCCAGCAGTAGGAGTAGCCGTACCATTTGTACCTCCGCCTGTAATTCCTAAAGTACCCCAAGATGGCGCACCTGTTGAACCTGCCGTAATCAATGTTTGACCTGAAGTTCCATAACCTGTTGTGCCACTTAATGCAGGTGTTGTGCCCAAGTTAGTGGTAAACCCTAACGCACCAACCGCATTGATAACGTGCGCTGATTGTCCTGTTGTTCCCCAAGCAAAATAAGATTTGTATCCATTTCCCGAACCAAATGTAATGTCACCATCATGTCCCGAGAAATAAACACCGTTGTTGATCGAGAAAAAATCATTTGGTGTTGATGCGCTGAATGTCGATGAGTTCATCCCAAACTCACCATAATATGATGAGTCTGTGCCTTGGTCGTTAGAAATTACATAGTTAGCAGATGCGCCAGCACTTGTGCTCTTATTTTGTATAACAAGTTGGTTATAAGAACTTGAAGTTGTGCTACCAAATGTCGCTATTGAATTTGATGCGTTAAAACTTAAAACTGGTGTGGTACTTGTGACCGTATTAGCCGACAAAGTGGTGAAATCACCGCTTGCTCTTGTTGTTGCACCAATTGACGCACCGTTAATCGTACCGCCTGTGATAGCAACACTACTTGCATTTTGTGTAGCCATCGTGCCAAGACCACTAATTGCGGTGCTTGGAATAGTTGAACTAGCGGTAAATGCACCTGTTCCGTTACCAAATAGATAACCACTTAAAGTTGATGCACCTGAACCACCTGAAGCCACAGGCAAAGGTGATGACAAACCTGTAATTGAACCACCAGTTATTGAAACGTTGTTCGCATTCTGCGTTGACATCGTTCCAAGACCAGTAATATCGGTGTTAGGAATCGTTGTAGCGCCTGTTAGGGCCGTTGTTCCTGATCCTTTGACATAACCTGTCAATGTGGTCGCTCCTGTGCCTCCTGAAGCCACAGGAATCGCTGCAGATAGGCCAGTAATCGTGCCACCAGTAATTGCCACAGATGACGCATTTTGCGTAGACATTGTGCCCAAGCCTGTGACTTGAGTGTTGGCAATCAAAATTGATGTGTTTGAAGCTGCCGTCAACTGACCTTGAGCATTTACGGTGTAGGTTGGAACGCTTGAAGCGCTTCCATAGCTACCTGCTGACACCGCAGTACTAGTAATACTGAATTGATAAGAGCTTAAAGTTAAGCCTGTTCCTGCGGTATAAGTCGCTGCAACACTAAAGTTGGACCATGTGACGTTGGTTGTGCCTAATGTGCCACCTGGTTGTACAGGGCAATACCAAGCACTACCACCCAAAGTATTGCCTGATTCAACAAAAACCAAAGCAGAAACCAATTCTGTCCATGTGTTTGCATCTTGCGACCTCACCCATGCGCCTGATGCGACCACGTAAATGCCGTTATCAGGTTGGTTAGACTGATTCTTGACCAACACACGCATTCCCGATGTCAATGCACTAGGCCAATCACCACCGCTTTGTGTACCCAAGCCTGAAAGGGTCACATTGTTTGTTGTGCCGTAGTTAACAGGTGGTTTCCATGAGATTCCAAGAATTGCAGAATCTACATATTGTTTGTTCGTAACGTCATAAACTCCAACAGGCGCAGAGTTAACTTGTGCTGCTGAAAAAACACCAGTTGACGGTGTTGTAGCCCCAATTGTCGTACTGTCAATTGTGCTATTTGTGATGATCAACCCTGATTGATAAGGGTTTGGAATGGCATAGAAAGGCTGCCCCTGACCAATAAATGTTTGAAAATTACCTGAAGTGTCGAATAGACCCTGAATAGGTACAAGATTTTGAACAGTAGAGTTGGAAGGAGCAGCCATAGTTTTTTACGATTGATCCGCAGCGGGAGTTACATAAAGTGTCGTACTACCTGCGCCAATTGCAGTTAGGTAATACGGTGTCGTAGGTGTTGCCAAAATCAAAGGAGTGGTCATGTTAGGAGGCAATACATAGTCTCCTGAATTTCCATCGCTAGGAATGGCTACACCTGACAAATTTGCATTTGTCTGATTCCAACGAATTGCACAAGCACTTGAACCAATGTTTAAAAAACTGGTGTAGTTAACTTGATCGTTCGTTGTGTCGTTGATCTGCACCGCTGAATGTGCAGATGTAGTGACCGCTAATGCGTAGGTTTGACCTGCATTACGTTGAACGGTTGAACCTGCCATGATTAAACTGCCGTAACAGGAGCTGGACCTTCAAGTCTAGTGATAGCAATCACGTATTGACCTGAAACTGGTGTCAAAGTTGCCGTACCTGTTAAGTTGCCAAATTGAACTGACAAAATACCTGCGGTCAAGCAATCAGCTTCAGCAATGAATACACCTGCGGTTTGTGCGCCAACTGCACCCAACACGGTCACGATGTCTGTGGTCTGAAGGCCAGGCACAGAATATGTAACGGTGGTGGTTGTGTTTGCTGCCAAGGTGTTAGACGCATTGCTAAACGTTGGAGTTATGTAAAACGTCTCGTGAGAATTGCCACGAGTGATGGTTGTGGAGGACATAATAAGTTCCTTTAAAACAAAAACATTGTAACTTAAAAAAGAAAAAAAGCCACCCTTTTGAGGTGGCCTTTCTTAGCCACCGCAGAGTGGTAGCCTTCTT